GGAGTCCTCTCCCCCCGGCGCGGATCGAGGGGGTCGCGCGCGAAGATCCGCGAGGCAGGTGAGACGCCGTGTCAGACCGCCGCGTGGTGATCCTGTGCGGGCCGCCCGGCGCCGGCAAGACGACCGCGGCGCGCGCCTCGGGCCTCGAGGTGTTCGACCGCGACGACCCGCAATGGTCTGGCGAGTCCGATTTCCGCCGCGCGCTGGCCGACCTGGCCCGCGACCCCGCGGCGCGCGCGGCAGTGATCCGCTCGGGGGCGACGTCGTCGGCCCGGGCCAAGGCTGCTCAGCTCGTGAACGCCACGCATGTCTTCGTGCTGCTGGCTGACGAGGCTGAGCTCAAGCGCCGGGTCCGCGCACGGGGTCGCGCGGACCTGGTCACTGGTATCGCCTCGGTGCCGAGGTGGCTGGCTTCTTTCGACCGCCTGGACGGGGTTTCTGACTTCCCGGGCTGGGATTCCCTGGCTCCGACGGATCTTTCGGTGGGTGTGCGCAGCAGGGAGTGGTGATGCCCGTGCTCAAGGCTGACCTGCAGCAGCGCGCCACGGACCTGGGGCTGTCCACGGACGGCACGAAGGCTGACCTGGAGGCGCGCATCGCCGCCGCGGAGGCCGCTGCGGCTGTGGCCGCTACCGACAGGCGCGGCAGAGTCCGCAAGGCGCTGGACGCCTCGGTGAAGGCCGCCACGCACCTCACGGTCGTGGATTTCGCCGTCGTCGAGGCCGCTCGGGCCCTGGCGGACAAGATCGACGCCTGGGACGTGATCGTCGAGTGGGCGCTGGAAGACGCGGCCGAGACTGAGAGCCGGCCCAAGGTCCCCCAGAACGACAACGTGTCTCTGGCCTCGTTCCTCAAGTACTGCCAGTCGCTCGGCCTGGCGCCGGACCAGCGCAAGGAACGTCCGACGACCACCGCGACGCCTGGCACCGCCGCTCGGAAGAAGTCCGAGCGGCCGTCCGAGCCGGAGGGGGGCGCCGGTGACAACGTCGGCAGCGTCACTCCGCTCGCAAAGTTCCTCGCGGCTCGCGGCGACCGGTCGGCGTAAGCAGTACCTCGGCAAGGAGGCGCCGCGGATCTGGACGCCGCCACTGCGCGAGCTGACCGACGACACGACCCTCGGGTTCGCCGCCGTCGAGTTCGCCGAGCAGGTCTGCGGGATCTCGCTGTTCCCCTGGCAACGGTGGCTGCTGATCCACGCTCTGGAGCTCGCGCCTGGCGTGACTGCCGAGACGATCTTCGACCGCGGGCCGCTCGATCCGATCTTCCGGTTCCGCAAGGTCGTGGTCCTGGTGGCCCGCCAGAACGGCAAGAGCACGCTCTCCCAGGTGCTCAGCCTGTTCTTCCTGTACGCCCTGGGCGTGGCTCTGATCCTGGGCACCGCGCAGGACCTGGACACCGCCGAGGAGGTCTGGGAGGGCGCCCTCGACATCATCGACGAGACGCCTGAACTGTCCGCCCGCGCGCTCAAGCCGATCATGGTCAACGGCAAGAAGACCATCCGGCTCGACGGCGGCGAGCGGTACAAGGTCAAGGCCGCCAACCGCAAGGCCGGCCGCGGCCTGTCCGGGGACCTGATCCTGCTGGACGAGCTGCGCGAGCACCAGTCCTGGGACGCGTGGGGCGCGATCACGAAGACGACCAACGCTCGGCCGTCCGCCCTGATCTGGTCCATGTCGAACGCCGGGGACGCGACGTCGGTCGTCCTGCGGTACCTGCGCAAGCTCGCACACGCCGAGCTGGGTGACCCGGACGGCATCAACGCCGCCGAGAACCCTGAGGACCTGCTGCCCGTCGAGCAGGAGGCCGCCGACGCGCTCGACGAGGCCGTGGCCGAACTAGTCGACGAGGCGCTCGAGGAGCTGCTCGACGAGTCCACGCTGGGCCTGTTCGAGTGGTCCGCACCCCCAGGGCTCGCGGTCACGGACATCGAGGGCATCTTGCAGGCCAACCCGTCGGTCGGCTACGGCATCGCACTGCGCACCATCCTGAGCGACGCCCGCGACGACCCCGAGTGGGTGTTCCGGACCGAGTGCCTGTGCCAGTGGTCCGATGGCACCCTGGAGGGCGCCTTCCCGCCCGGGAAGTGGGAGGCCGGCTGGCCGCTCGTCGACAAGGAGCACCCCGAACGGTCCGAGGCCGCCTCCGAGATCGCCACGGACTCCCGTCTGATGTTCTGCCTGGACGTCTCGGTGAACCGTGACAAGTCCCACGTCGCCGTCGCAGGGCTCCGCGCGGACGGCACCCCGCACCTCGAGGTGATCGCCTCCCGGGCCGGTACGGACTGGGTGGTGTCCCGGACCGAGGGCGAGGACGGCAAGGAGCAGGTGCGAGGCTGGTTCGCCGAGCGCGCCGGCTCCCGCTACAAGGACATGCAGGTCGTGGTCCAGACCCGCGGCGCCCCGGCGTCCTCGCTCATCGAGGACCTGGAGAAGATCGACGGCCTGACGGTCGTCGACTGGTCCGGCGGCGAGCTCGGCAACGCCACCGGCCTGCTGTACGACGCCGTGGCCCTGCCCGACCGGGCGGGCGTGCGGCACAACCCGCAGCCTGTGCTCGACGTGGCCGCCTCTGTGGCAGCGACCAAATACCTGGGCGGCGGATCGGTGGTCTGGGACCGCCTCAAGTCGCCCGCTGACATCGCGCCGCTGGTGGCTGTCACCGGAGCTCTGTGGGGGCTGCTGCGCCCCCAAGGGCCCGTGAAGGCTCCACCGCCCGACATCTTCTGAGAGGAGGCCGACATGGTCAAGAAGTTCGCTGTGACCCTGGCTGGACTGACTCGCGAGCAGGTGTCCGGCGGCGCGCTGGGCACCGGCTCCGTATCCCTCGCGGTCGGCGTCGGGGTCGTCGCCGGCGTCGGCTTCGGCTTCATCGCTCTCGGCGTGTGCCTCGTCGGCATCGCTCTCCTGCTCGGCTGGACCGACTGATGGGGTATCTGAGCCGCAAGCCGCGCTCTCCGGCCGCCCAGGACGTCGCCGACCTCGTCCCCGAGGCTGCCAAGATGTCCGGCGGGCTCGCCGGCCTCCTGTCGCAGGGCTCGAACTGGGGCATGGGTCCCGACCCCGAGTATCCGGCCTCGACGTTCCTGAACCACGTCTACCAGGGCTTCGACAAGAACGAGCTGGTCTACGCGTGCATCGAGGAGAAGTCCACGAGCATCGCCGAGGCCCCGGTCCGGGTCTACGACGCCGCCCAGCGCAGCCGTGACCCGATCGACACCCACCCGCTGCGCCAGCTGATCGCCAACCCGAACCCGCTCATGACCGAGTTCGAGATGTACGAGATGCTGCAGCTCCACCTCGACCTAGCCGGCAACGCGTTCTGGGAGATCGTCACCGACCGTGCCGGCCGCCCTGTCGAGCTGTGGCCGTTGCGCCCGGACCTGGTGCGGATGAAGCGCAGTCGGTCGTCGCTGTCGTACGGCTATTTCGTGGACGGCGCGGTCTACCCGGTCGACGTGCTCCACTTCCGTCTCCCGTCGCCGGTCGACCCCCTGGTGGGCACGCCCCCGATGCGTGCGGCGCTGCGGGCCACAGCACTGGACAACGAGGCCACCGACTTCGTCAAGGCGCTCCTGCAGAACCACGCCATCCCAGGCGTCGTCATCACGATGGCCGACCTCGAGCACGCGCTCGACGAGGCCACCACGAACCGGCTCAAGACGAAGTGGAAGCAGTCCTACGGCGGAAAGCGACGCGGCGAGCCCGCGTTCCTGCAGGCCGGTATGGACGTCAAGGCGCTCGGACTCAACCTCAAGGACCTCGAGTTCCCCGACCTACGCACGATCTCCGAATCGCGGATCTGCATGTCGTTCGGCGTCCCGCCGATCCTAGTCGGCGCGAAGATCGGCCTGGACCGGTCCACGTTCGCTAACTACGCCGAGGCGCGCAAGTCGTTCTGGGAAGAGACTCTGATGCCGCTGCAGAAGCGGGTGGCGTCAGCGATCAACGCCCGGCTCCTGCCGATGTTCGGCTCCGGCTCTGGCGTGCGCCGCGTGGTCGCCCGGCACGACAACTCCGAGGTTCTCGCGCTGCGCGAGGATGAACTGGCGCGGTGGACCCGGGCCACGGAGGCGTTCCGTGCCGGCGGCCTGACTCTGAACGACTACCGCCGCGAGGTCGGCAAGGAGCCGGTCGCGGGCGGCGACGTCTTCTTCGTGCCGTCGGGCATCATCGCGACGCGCGACGCCGCGGGGAACATGCAGCAGGTCGTGGAGCCCGCCGCCCGGCCTGCGCCAGCCCCGGGTGCCACGGAGGAGCCGTGATCCCTTGGGACACCGCGCTCAAGGCGGTCAGGGATGGCCCGGCCCGGGAGGATCAGGAGGCTCGCTACGAGCGGGTGTTCCGGCAGTTCTACGAGCGGGTCGAGCTCGACTGGCAGGCGCAGGTGCTGGACGCGAAGGCGTTCGGCGACGGCGCCTACTCCGCAGGCCTGCGGGCGCTGCTCACCCGGCAGCTGCTCCGCCTGAACATCGACGTCACGTCCGAGATTGGTTCGTCCGTCCTGTCGTCCTACCGACCCGGGCTCGTCCTGGCGTACCTGCAGCTGCACTCAGCCGGCCAGGCCGAGCGGATCACGGTCGACGTGCTCGACCGGATCCAGGCCGTCACCACCGGCGTGCTGCAGCGCACGCGCGAGGTCCTGGCCGAGGGCATGGCCGAGATGTTCCAGCAGAAGAAGACGTCCGGCTCCGTCCGGCTCGCCGAATCGCTGGTCACCGAGGCCCGTTCCCGCGGTGCGTTCGAGGCGGCCAAGCAGGCCGTGAATGACGGCCGCCAGGTCACCAAGACCTGGAATGTGACGTCGCTCGACCCGCGCCGTTCTCACGCCGCGATCAACGGCGAGACGGTCGGCGTTGAGGAACGGTTCTCCAACGGTCTCCGGTTCCCCGGAGACCCCGACGGCGACATCGACGAGACCGCCGGTTGCAAGTGCCGACTACAGATCAAGATTCAGGAGGGCTGACGGATGCTGGAACACCTCACCGTCCCCATCCAGTGGAAGGCCGCCGGCGACGCGGGGACCCTGGAGGGCTACGCGTCCACGTTCGGGAACGTCGACCTGGGTGGCGACGTCGTCGTCAAGGGCGCGTTCGCCAAGACCATCGCGAACATCAAGGCCAACGGCATCCCGCTGCTGGCCGACCATGTCGCTTCCACGGCGTCCGTGCTCGGCACGATCTTCGACGCGAGCGAGGACGAGACCGGCCTCAAGATCAAGGCCAAGTTCTCCTCCGCGCCCTCGGCGCAGGACGTGCGGACCAAGCTCCTGGAGGGGCACCTGGACCGTATGTCGATCGGGTACGACCCGGTCGAGTACGCGTTCGTGGACGGCGAAGACGGCCGCCAGAATCGGAAGCTGATCGAGATCAAGCTCTGGGAAGCCAGCGTCGTCGTCTTCCCCATGAACCCCGAGGCCGCCGTCGGCCGCGTGAAGTCGCTGCTCGGCTCGTTCGACGAGCCGATGCGCGCCGCGGTGATCGACGCGCTGTCCACGAAGAACACTCTTCCGCCCAGTGCACAGGGCGGCTCCCCCACCGACGAGGCGGGGGAACAGTCGGGCGACGAGCCTGGCGCCAGCACCGCACCGGCCGACGAGGCCGGGCGCGCGCCTGACGAGGGTGCGGCGGGATGGGATCGCTGGAAGTCGCAGGCCGTTCTGGCCGGGCGTGATCCCGAAGCAACCGCGAGCTCGGCCGACGTGGCCGGCGTTCGTACCCGACTGGAGCTGCTCGAGGCGGACATCGCCCTGCAGCTCGCCACCCGAGAGGACTGAGCACATGACTCACCCGTTCCTGGAGCAGGCCGCCCAGCACCTGGCGCAGGCCCGCGCGATCAACGACGAGTTCGAGGGCAAGGCGATGCCGGCCGAGGCTGGCACGCAGATGAAGGCGCACCTCGCCCAGGCTTCCACGCTGCGCGACCGCGTCAGCGCCGAGGCCGAGCTCAAGGCCAACGAGGCCTGGCTCTCCGAGCCGCAGTACAAGCACGACATGACCGGCGGTGGAAGCGTCGCCGACGAGTTCGGCCACGGCGCCCCGCTCCTGGCCTCCGAGAAGAAGGCGTTCGCGCACGAGGCGTTCATGACGTTCGTCCGCAAGGGCGCCGACAGCATGTCTCGCGAGCAGAAGGCCGCGCTGGTCGAGAACTCCGACGGCCAGAAGCTCGTCCCGACGGACTACGCCGGGACGATCCTCAAGGACGTGTCCCGCGACGCGGTCATCCGCAACCTGGCCACGGTCCGGCCGACGACGTCCAACCTGGTCGACATCGGCAACATCTCCATCAGCCAGCCGGGCTGGGGCAAGCTGGAGACCGGCGCCACGGCGACGGACCCCATGGGCACCCCCAACAAGGACACCATCACCGTCCACAACCTGAACGCCCTGGTGCTGCTCGGCGTGGACGAGCTCGACGACGCCGACAACATCGAGTCGATCATCCGCACCGAGCTCTCGGCGAAGTTCGCCGAGGCCGAGGACGACGCGTTCGCGGGCGGTTCGGGCACGGCGATGCCGTGGGCCATTACCCACGGTGTCACCCAGACCGTCACGGCGGCCGCGGGCGAGACCCTGGTGGCGGACGACCTGACCCGTCTCAAGTACGCGGTCAAGAACGCGAAGTTCCGCAACGCCGGCGTCTACCTGGGCCACACCTCGGCCGAGGAGTCCGTGGCGCTGCTCAAGGGCTCCGACGGTCACTACCTCTGGCGCATGTCGATGCGTGACGGCGAGCCCGCCACGCTCCTCGGCCGCCCGTGGTACACGGTCGACGGCCTGGAGGCCATGGACGCGGACGAGGACGAGACGGTGGGCACCAACGCGTCGGTCGTCTACGGCGACATCCGCAGCGGCTACATGGTCGCCGACCGTCGTCAGCTGACGGTGCAGCGCCTCGTGGAGCGGTACGCGGAGACCGGCAAGGTCGGCCTCCTGTTCCGCCACCGCGTGGGCGGCGACGTCGTCCGCCCGCTGGCCCTGGCCAAGCTCCTGCTCTGACGAGCCCACCGAGTAGTGGCAGTCACGCACCGTGACTGCCACTACTCGGCGCCCCACCCCACCCTGTAGCACCCGAGAGGACCCCTGCCGTGAAGATCATCTCCCTGACCAGCGCCTCCATCCGCATCGGCGGCGTCGCCGTCGCCCTGGAGAAGGACGCCGAGGTCGAGGTGCCCGACTCCAAGGCGAAGCACCTGATCAAGGTCGGGCTCGCCAAGGCCGTCGAGACCAAGGCGCCCGCGAACCGCCAGACGAAGACCGCCGCCCCGGCCGCGGCCAAGGCCGACGAGACCAAGGCTCCCGCCGACGAGGCGAAGACCAACGCGGCCAGCACCAAGGCCGACGAGAAGTAACGACGGGCGCCAAGGGAGGCGAGCATGAACCCGATCACTCCTGCGGAGCTCGCCGACTTCCCCGGCGCGCCGTTCCCGGCTTCGGTCGTCACGACAGCCCAGGCGCGCCTGGAGCGCGTCCTGGGCTGGCACGTCTCGCCCAGCAAGGCCGAGACGATCAAGGCGACCGGGTCCCGCGGCGACGACCGCGACCGCCTGATCCTGCCCTCGCGGTACATCACGGCCGTGACGGAGGTGCGGGACTCGCACGGCACCGTCGTGCCGTCGTGGAGCCTGACCTCGGCCACCGAGGCGATTCTCACGGGCTGCTACTGGAACCCGGGCGAGGTCTACGAGGTCGACGTCACCCACGGTCACGTGAACCTGCCGGCGGACCTGCTGCCGGAGCTCGCGGGCATGTGCTCAGACGTGCTCCGAGACCGCACGGTGGCCTCAGAGTCGGCCGGCCCGTTCTCGGTTGCGTTCCGCAACCAGCTCCTGGCGGGATCGTCCGCGCTGCGTGCCTACTCGATCTACTCGGGGGTGTGACGTGGGCCCACTGCGGTTCATCCACACCGTCACCGTGCGCCCGTACCAGGGCAGCGGCGGCATGGGCCCGGTGTGGGGCGACCCCGTCACCGTCGCGGCGTTCGTGCTCGAGGAGTCGAAGATGGTCCGCGACGCCTCGGCGTCCGAGGTGGTGTCGTCCACGCAGGTCTACTGCGCGATCGACGTCGCCGCGCCGCCGGAGTCGCTGGTGACCGTGTGGCCGGGCGAGTCGTTCGAGCGTGAGGCCCAGGTCATCACCGCGGCGCACTCGCACTGGCAGCGCCGCTCGTTCCAGACGCTGAACCTGACGTAGGGGGCCATTCGTGAGCACGATCGCCGCAGCGACCCTGGTCCACATCATGAAGCAAGCCGTGGCTGACGGCCTGAATGACGCCGCCAAGCTGGTGCAGGAGGATGCCCGCGAGCTCGCGCCGAAGGACACCGAGGAACTGGTCGAGTCCATCAAGATTGACGAGGCTACGCCGCGGCAGGCGACACCTACGGCGAGGGTCTACACCGGCGCACGGCACGCCGTACCGCAGCACGAGCGACTGGACTACGCGCACCCGAATGGCGGCCAGGCCAAGTATCTGGAAGCGGCCGCGCTACAGGGCCGTAGCAAGGTGGAAGCCGCCATCGCCGCGCGCGTACGGCAAGCCTTCGGCTGACCCGTCCTCCTCACGCTCTGGCGCCCGGGGCTGGTCCCAGTCGTCCAGCTGCGAGTAGTTCTCTGGCGGCTCCGGCATCGTGAGCCGGTCGCGCAGCCACTCGGCTGCCGCCTTCGACCACGCCCTGATCCTCATGGACCGAACGGTGCGCGACGGCGCGTTCGCGCGCAACGAAAGCAGGGGGTGAACGTGAAGGATTCCGAGGCGATCGAAGCCCTGGCGCAGATCCTCGAAGACCGCAGCGTCGGCAAGTGGGACCCGAGCGGGACCTACGCGGCCTCTGACGTCGGCATCTTCTACGGGCCGATCAGCTCGAAGCCGGACCGCGCGATCGGCATCACGCGCTACGGCGGCTCCCCGGACGCGACGTACGACGGCGACCGGGGCCCGCGCCTGTTCCAGGTGCGCGTGCGCGGCCTGCCCGGCAGCACGAAGTCGGCCGACGACCTGGCTGACGCCGTAGACGCCGTCCTGCGGCGCATGGCCCACACGGCGGGCCTCTCCTCGGCGTGGGCATCCGGCCCGCTCCCCCTCGGTGCCGACGGCAGTCTCCGGACCGAGCTGACCCTCAACTACCTCGTCACCACGGAGGACTGAACCATGCCCGAAACCCCCGCACTCCCGGCCGGATCCGAGTACGGCAAGTCGTACGAGTACGGCCTCGACCTGGACACCTCGGCGACCGACACGCCCGCATGGCAGGCCGTGCGCCGGATGTTCAACTTCGTTCCCTCGCCGGCCGCGATCACCCAGTCCGCGCAGACGTACGACGACTTCGGCGCCCCGAACGAGGACGTGACCGGGCACAGCTGGTCCGTCGCGTTCTCGGTGTACGTGAGCCGCGCCGCCGGCGTGCTGCCCCCCGAGCTGGCCGCGCTGTTCGACCGCACGCGCCCGGAGTCCAAGGGCTCGGCCGCCACGATCAAGGCGCGCTGGTACCACAAGCCCGAGAACGACGAGATGATCGACACCACCGATGCCTTCGAGGGCGTCGCCACGGTCGGCATCACGCGCGCCAACACCGGCCCGGACGGCACCAACGAGATGTGGAACGTCACCCTGACCGGGAAGGGTCCGCACAAGTCCATCACCAACCCGTGGGCGGGCTGGGAAGAGGACGAGGGCGGCCTGTGATCCTCGGGGATCTCAGCGAGCACGTCGCCGCGATCGCGGGCGAGGCATCGCTGGAGCTGCCGTACGCCGGCAAGGTGTACCTGGCGCCCCAGCCCGGCCTCGCCCGCGGCGTGCGATGCACGCAGTACCTGGTGGCCGAGACGCCGCAGGAGCGTGCCGAGGTGCTCGGCGAGGAGACCTTGCCCGACCTCACCCTGACGCCCGGCGTCGTCGCGCAGATGGACGCGGACGACGTGCCCGCCAGCGTCATCGGGACGTTCGCTCTCGTCGCGCTGGTGGCCTGGACGCGCGGACAGGCCGCGGCCGAGCAGTACGTGGCCCGCCTGCGGGACAAGACGGGCGGTGAGGGTGCCTCGGGGGAAGCCCCGAGCGGTTCCCGGTCACGGAAGCGGACTGGGACCGCTACGGCGTCGGCACGAAAGACCCGGCCACAGGCGTCTGGTCGGACTACCGGATCCCCCGCCGCCTCCTGAGCAAGGCGCCGTCCGAGCCGGCCGCGAACGTCGTCGGCTGGCCGGACATCCTGCGGCGCTGGTCGCTCGTCGTGGCGGACCTGGCGCGGCTGTACCACCTGGACCTGACCGACCCCGCCGCATGGGACCGCCCGTGGGCGCCCGTGCGGGGGTTGGTCCTGGCCCTCCTGAACGAACCCACGTCCCGTCTGCGGGCCGATCTGGGAGGTGGTGACTGATGCGCGTTGCCGAGCTCGAGAGTCTGTTCACCGCCAAGGTGGACGACTTCACCAAGGGCGCGGACAAGGTCGAGTCCCGGCAGAAGGCGATCGACGGCAAGACCGTCACCACCCCGTTCGACGCGGACATCACCAAGGCCGAGGCCAAGGTCGAGGACTTCACGCGTGAGCTGGAGATCCTGCGGCACATGGACGCCTCGCCCGAGGTGGACGCCGACATCGCGAAGGCGGAGGCGTCGCTCGGCAAGGCGGAGTCCCGGCTGCGCGCGGTCGAGGGACTGCGCGCTGAGTTCCAGGTAACGGCCGACGTCTCGGACGCCGAGGGCGAGCTGGACGGCCTGGCCGACGAGGCGGAGGCGGCGGGCGCCGACGGCGGCGAGCGGGCGGGCGGCGCGCTCGGCAACCGGATCATCGCCGCCCTGGCCGCCATCCCGATCGCGGGCTCCGTGATCAAGATCGGTGAGGCGATCGGCGATGCCCTGCTGTCCGGCCTGGACAACGAGGTGCGCTCCGACACCCTGGCCGCACGCACCGGCCTGGACGAGGCCACCGTGGCCCGCCTGGGGCGCGCCGCGGGCGAGGCGTACGCGTCGAACTTCGGCGAGTCCATCGAGGCCAACATGGACACCGCGCGGGTCGCGGTGGAGACCGGCCTGCTCGACCCGCAGTCGACCGACAGGGACGCCCAGGCCGTCATCCAGTCCCTGTCCGGGGTCGCTGACGTGCTCGGCGAGGACATCCCGAACGTGGCCCGGGCTGCCGCCCAGCTGCTCAAGACCGGGCTGGCGACGGACGCGGCCGGCGCGTTCGACATCATCGTCAAGGGGCAGCAGGCGGGGCTGAACGTCTCCGAGGACTGGCTGGACACCCTCAACGAGTACGGCACCCAGGCGCGCAACCTTGGGCTCGAGGCACCCCAGTTCCTCGGCCTGCTGAACCAGGCCGTCCAGGCCGGTGCGCGGGACACGGACGTCGCGGCGGACGCGCTCAAGGAATACTCGATCCGGGCGCGCGACGTCGGGGACACGGGCGCGCGCGAGGCGTTCGAGGCCCTGGGGTTCTCGGCCGACGAGATGCAGCAGAAGGTCGCCGGCGGCGGGGACTCGGCCGTCGAGGCCCTGGACCTGACGTTCGACGCGCTGCAGAAGATCGAGGACCCGGCCAAGCGGAACGCCGCAGCCGTGGCCCTGTTCGGCACGCAGGCCGAGGACCTCGGCGAGGCCCTGTTCGCTATGGACCTCGACACCGCGGCGTCCAAGTTCGACAGCCTCGACGGCGCGGCCAACAGGGCTCTCACGACCCTGGCCGACAACACGGCCGGCAAGGTCGAGCAGGCAAAGCGGGCCATCGAGCAGGCAGCCGACGGCGTCCAGGGGGCGCTGGCCCAGGCGTTCGCGCCGCAGCTCAACGAGCTCGCCGACTTCGTCTCGACGCACCGCGAAGAGATCGTATCGATGCTCTTCGATGCAGCGGACGGCGCAGTCGAGTTCGGCAAGGCGGTGGCCAACGGCACGGCCACCGGTGTCGAGGCGCTCGGCGACTTCGCGGGCTCCATCGCACCACTCATCGACGGGCTCGCTGACCTGGCCTACGCGGTCGACGCGGCCCTCCCCGGGGACCAGGAGGCCTTGGCCTTCCGCGACTGGGCCGACGGCGCGATCGAGAACCTCGCGAAGTTCGACGAGGGGACCGAGCGCACCGCCGACCAAATCCGCACGGCCCTGATCGAGAACGCCCTCGACCCCGCGCAGGAGAAGATCAGCAGCCTGCGCGTTCCCGCTGAGACCGCCGCGGCCCTGAGCGACGCGACCAACATCCTGTCCAAGGACATCGGTGGTGTCGGGTACGCCGCCGACGGGTCACAGCTGTCGCTGCAGCTCCTGAACGGCGAGGTGAACACCTCGACCCGGGACGGCAAGATCCTGGACAGCCAGCTCAACCGGGTGCGGGACTCGCTGTACGACCAGGTGTCCGCCGCGGCGGCCGCCGGCGAGGGGCAGTCCTCACTGCGTGAGCGCGTGCGCAACGCCCGCTCGGCGTTCATCGACCAGATGGAGGCCATGGGGCTGACCCGGGGCGAGGCCGCGCGCCTGGCGGACCAGTACGGGCTGATCCCCAAGAAGGTCCTGACCGACGTGAAGGCCGACGGGTCGCAGGCCAAGGCGGAGGCCAAGGCGGTGCGCGACGAGCTGGCCAAGATCAAGGACAAGACGGTCACGATCACCACGTTCCGCAAGGAGAACTTCGAGCGGGCGCAGATCGACGACAACCGCAGCCGCACGGGGTTCGCCACCGGTGGCTGGGTCTACGGGCCCGGCACGTCCACGTCCGACTCGATCGACGCGAGCCTGTCGGTGGGCGAGTTCGTGGTCAATGCGCGGGCCGCCGCCCGGCACCGGGACCTGCTGGAGGACATCAACGACTCCGGCCGTGCCCGGTTCGCGAACGGCGGGCCTACCTCCGGGGTGTCGCGGTCGATCGTCGTCAACCAGTACGGCGGCACGACGACCGTGCGGGACATCGTCCGCGCTGACCGTGCGCTCGAGCTGCTGGAGGCGCCCTCGTGAGCTACTTCGTCCTGGTCGCCCCGGCGGCGGCGCCCACGGCGCCGGTCATCCCGCAGGACGTCGTCCTGTGGCTGGAGTCGTGGGACGGGTCGCAGCGACTGAGCCTGTCCGAGGGTCCCGTACGGTGGAAGGCCGGCGCGACAGGCCTGGAGGTGGCCCCGTCGGACGTGCTGCTCGCGCCCACCCCGGGCGTATCTGGTGCGTCCGTCTCCGGGGTGTCCTACCCGCCGCGTGAGGCGCTCCTGCCGGTGACCGTGGAGGGCGACGGCTGGCCGGGCCTGAACGAGGCGAAGGAGCTCCTTCGCTCCATCACCGACCCGGCGCAGGGCATGACGCCTGACGGGTCGTTCCGTCTGGTGGCCACCACGCCGTCGGGCACCCGCCAGCTCGGCCTCGCGTACCGGTCCGGGCTGGAGGGCCTGGGCATCCCCTCGCACGTGCGCCAGAACTTCGTCCTGGAGGTCGTGGCGCCCCAGCCGTTCGCCGAGGACCGGAACGTGCAGACCCGACCGTTCCGGCTGGAGCAGAACACCGCACCGTTCCTCGGTGGCGTCTGGGGCGAGATCGCCCTGGCGTCGTCCCGGATCGCCGGGCCGGACACGCCTGTCGTCATGACCAGCGCCGTGCCGGTGTACCCGGTCACCACCGTGATCGGCCCCGCCGACTCGATCCTGATAACCGGGGATAACGGGCTCCGGCTCGACATCCCCGACGGCGTCGAGGCGGGCGAGGTGCTCGAGGTGGTGACCGACCCGCGGCGCAAGAGCACGCGCGTGAACGGCGCAATCGCAGCCGGGCGGCTGGCGCGCGGGTCGCGCCTGGCGCCGTTCGGCCTGGGCACCACAACCCTGTCGGTGTCGGCACCGGGCGCCACCGCGGACACCCGCCTGCTGGTGTCCTGGCGCACCCTGCACAGGAGCCTCCTATGACGTGGTCGATCACCCCGCGCGAACCCGACCTGGGGCGCACGCTGGACGACATCTCCCAGTGGTCCTCCATCGACCTGGTGGAGCGCTTCAACGGGATCGGGACCTGGGTGCTGGACGGTCCCGCCGGCCTGCTGGACGTGTTCACCCCGGACATGGGCGTCATCCTCGATCGCGAGGGCAAGCAAGCCGTCTCCGGAACCGTGCGTGCCATCGATCGCATCTACGAGCACGACGACAAGGGGCGCCTGGTCGACAAGGCCATCGTCGGGTTCATTGAGGACAACGCGCCCCTGTGGTGGCGCCACTGCTGGCCCGACCCGTCACACAACCTGACCTCGACCCTGAGCACGTTCTCGGCGGCGCACGACGTGCGCACGGGCGCGCGCGAGACCATCCTGCTCGGCTATATCGCCGCCAACCTGGGCCCGTCGGCGCCGATCGCCGCCCGCCGCCTGGCCGGGCTCGTGCTGCCGACGTCGCTCGGCCGCGGCGGGTCCACCACCTGGCGGGCCCGCATGGACGTGCTCGGCGAGGTCGTCGCCTCCCTGGCGGAGGCCGCCGGCCTGCGGGTGCGGATCGTGCACGACGAGCCGACCCCGTCCACTCCGCGCCTGCTGCTGGAGGTCACCGAGGTCACCGACCGGTCCGCGAACGTCGTGTTCGGCGGGCCGGACGCCGCCCGCGCCATGGGCCCCATCGCCTCGTACCGGTACTCGCTGTCCGCACCCGAGGTCACGGCCGCCATCGCGTTCGCCGCCGGCGAGCTGACGGCGCGCGAGGCTGCGATGCGGGTCGACACCACGGCGGAGTCGATCTGGAACCGCCGCGTGGAGGGGCTCGTAGACCAGCGCCAGACCGACGACCAGACGGTCGTCGACGACGCGCTGATCGAGCGCCTGGAGCAGGGCGCCACCCCGACCGTGACCAACTTCCAGATCTCGGCCACCGGCGGTCTGAAGTACGGCACGGACTACTTCCTGGGCGACGTCGTCGGCGTCGAGCTGCCCGGCCTGCCCCTGGCGATCTCCGACCGCCGGCTGCGCGAGGTCTCCACCACCATCCGCCCGGGCCAGGACGACGAAGTCTCCCTCGTCGTCGGTGCGCCCGGCGCGGAGTCCCGTTCAACGAGCCAGGCCGCGAAGCTCAACCGGCTGCTCAAGCGCATGGCCAAGTTCGAGAGGAACACCTGATGGCGACTGACGCAGCAGACTCGGGCCCGCTGCTCGAGGAGATCTTCACCGACGACCAGTGGGACGCCAACTTCGTCGACGGCATGGGGATCATCAACGACACGGACGGTTCGGCGTTCAAGCTGAACCTCCCGCCGGCGACGGACGTGGCCGAGATCGGGTCCACCACGGTGGAGTCCAACCTCGTCGCGGCCGGGCGCGGCCTGACCATCGCGATGGGGGCCACGCAGTCGCTGGAGATCCCGGCGGCACTGACCGGCGGCACTACGGGGCGCACCGACCTGATCGTGGCGCGCTGTGACCTGGAGGACTTCGACGAGCCGCCCGGGCCCGTGCGCCTGCACCGCATCGAGGGCACCCCGGGGTCGCTGTCCGTGCCGGCCTACGACCCGAAGACCGACCTGCGGCTGTATGCCGTGCGCCGGCGGCAGGGCGAGGGTCTGAACCAGACGATCGTGACGGACATGCGCCAGTGGATGGGCCGTTCCATCCTGGTCCGCCCGGGCACGAACCTGCCGGCCAGCCCGCTCGGCACCCGAGCGGCCCGTGACGGCGTGGTGTTCCTGCGCGACATGGTCGGCTCCGCGCCGGACTGGGTGGAGCAGTACCGCGCCCGCGTCTCGCTGACCGGTGGCTCGGCCACCGAGGCGTTCGGTGAGGGGTTCAGCCGCCAGGACGAGTGCCGCATGGACCGTCTCGGCAAGGCGCGCACCCTGCACTACGCGGTCAAGCGCACCGGGTTCGCGTTCTCGCTGCCCGCCGACGGCCGCCAGATCCTCGGGCTCGTCCACGACGAGGACAAGCCGGCCGCCGCGACCGCGACGTGGACAGGCCAGGCCCGCACGACGACCAACGGGTTCGCCGCGTGCGGCGGGATCATCTCCCGCGCGACGTGCCGCATCTACCTCGACTGGGTCTCCACCACGGCGCTCCTGGGTCCGGCAGGCCCGGACAACACCATCGCGTTCGACGCCCACTGGCACGTCCAGTGACCGACCGCTTCCCCGACCTGGAGGTATGACGTGTACCCGATCTACTCGGCCCCGGTCCGCCACGCCGTCACAGGCGAGCCGATGAGGGAGCTGGTCGGCGAGCAGGTCGTCATCGTGACCCGCGCAACGACCGACCCGTACCCGATCTACAACGGCGCAGAGGACCCCATCGCGGGCTCCCTCGTCACGGTCAGCTCGACGTTCGAGACGCCGCTGGTCAACATCGACACCGACACGCCGGCCGACGTGTACCTGGACTGGTACCACCCGGGCTCCGGGGCCCGCGGCGAGATCAACTTCGAGGAGCAGCTGCGTGCCCAGGCGCGTGCGGCTGCGGAGGCGGCCGAGCAGGCCTTCGCCGACATCCAGGCGTACATCGCCGCCAACCCGCCCGGTGGTGGCGTGACCGATCATGGTGCGCTCGGTGGCCTCGGGGACGATGACCACCCGCAGTACTTCACCGCCGCGCGCCTGGCTGCGTGGGGGTACAGCAAGGAGGAGGCGGCGACCCTCATCGCCAACTCCGTGGCTGCGGCGGCTCCCGCGAACCGCGACCGCGGCAACCACACGGGCAAGCAGCCGATCAGCTCGGTCGAGAACCTGGAGTCACGTCTGGTCGCGGTCGAGAACGGCACCACCGGTGGCGGCGGTGGCATCCTCCTGTTGCCCGAGGGCAGCGACGTCCCGCTGGGCACGCCGCCCGGGCTGGTCGGCTTCATCCCGGACGACAGCGTCCCGGCGCCGACGCTCGTGGAGACCATCTCACACGACTCCGAGGGGACGACGGTCACCTGCGCGCTGCCATCCGGTGTCCAGGTCGGCGACGCGGTCATCTTCATCCCGTCCTTCGACCCGGCTGTCACCGGCGGCGACAACATCACCGTGACCGACACCGGCTGGTCGGAGATCCTGGACTACTCGGCGCAGCAGGCGCGCGAAGTCGCGGCGTACGTGTACCGCGTCGCCGACTCCACGGCGCTGGCCGCGCTGGGTGCCACGGTCACGGCGACCTGGGCGGGCACGGCCGCGCGGCGCATGGGTGTGGTCTTCACCGTGCCGGGCTCGCTGGTCTCCTCCGCGTGGCCTGCGTACACCTCCGGCTCGAACCGCTCGCCCGCCACCGTCAACACCCCGACCACCACGGGCGCCACGATCCAGGGGTTCGCCACCGCGACCGTGCCGTTCCATAAGGTGGTCCTCGCGGTCACCAACGACCTCGGGGCCAACCCCGCGGCATCCTCCGGGTTCACGCTGGTCGGCTCGGCGACGTGCTCCACCGGTGGCGCGCAGCCGCGCACCCTGACCGTGCTGATCAAGGACCTGGCCGCCGCGCCCGTCCCGGCCGCCACGGTCACCCACCCCGCCGCGGCCAGCGCCACCCATGGTGGCGGCCAGTTCATCGTGCCGGTGGCGCCATGACCCGCGTCTACGTGGACGACCTGAGCTACTGGGACGGCGAGGCGCTCGTGCCCGGCGTCGACCTGCGGTACTGGACGGGCAGCGAGGTCGTGGACCTGACCGGGCCGCTGCTGCGCATCCCGCGCGGGTACGCGTCGGTGGCCGACATGCTCTCGCGGCCCTACGCGTACTTCGCGCACCGCGGCGGCAGTGCCGAGTACCCCGAGCACTCCCTGCGCGGCTACACCCAGTGCGTGGTCGAGGGCTTCGGCTGCCTGGAGTGGTCCACGCAGCGCACCTCGGACGGAGTCTTCGTCGGCTGCCACGACCCGAACGTCAACGCGGTCGTGGTCGGCGGCGGGAGCTACCCGCCCATCAACCAGATGACGTGGGCACAGATCCAGCAGCTGATGATCAAGCCCCCGCCGGCGCACCCCGAGCGGGCACCGCAGCCGTTCATGCGGCTCGAGCAGCTCATCGCGGCGTACGGCAAGACGCACGTCATCATGATCGACCCGAAGAACGTCGGGTCGGCCCACTATGCGCAGCTGCTCAACCTGATGGACGCCAACGGTGGGCCCGCACGCTTCATCGGCAAGTGGGTCGGCTCGAACGCCCAGTGGTCCACGGCCCTGCGCTCACGCGGGTACAAGTCGTGGGGCGCGTTCTACTCGACCGACGACCGGTCCATGGTGACCGCGGCGCAGGGGCAGTGGGACGTCCTGGGCTTCAACTACGGCGGCTCGGCCCCGCAGGAGGACTGGGACTTCATCCTCAGCTTCGGCAAGCCCGTCTACGCCCACGTGTGCCCCGACCAGGCGGCCGTCGACACCGGCATCGCCAAGGGCGCCCGCGGCGCGCAGGTCTCGGGCATCGAGGCGGTCGACGTCTACAAGGAGTTCCCCTGATGCCCTACCTGACGGCCCCACCCGCAGCCAAGAAGACCGACCGGACCGTGCTGACCATCCAGTACCTGGCGTGTATCGCCATCGGCGTGCTGGCCGCGTTCATCCGCGAGGAACCCGGGATCAGCATCCTGGGCTGGATCCTGCTCGCCTCCTCGATCCCCTGCGCGATCGGTGCCATCACCGGCCGGTGGGAGATCGAGTCCATCGGGATCTGGCCGCTGGCCTTTACCCTGCTGGGGTCCCTGGTCCTGATCGACGCCGGACCGGCCAACGTCGTCTGGTGGGTGGTCCTCGCGTTCGATGCCGCCCTGATCCGGCAGTGGCTCCGGCTGTACCTCCAGCTCCGTAAGCACATCCGGCATCGGCGGCTACTTCACTCGCTCGATGCCGGAGGTGCTGAATGACAGAGATCATCCTGGGTGCGTTCGCTGCCCTGGGTGCGGCCGGCGCGATCGTGAGCTCGGTCCTCAACCACCGCGCCGGGACCCGCAAGGACCGCCGCGAGACCGAGAACGACCTGTGGCAACGCCTGGTGTCCGAGCGGACCCGTGCCGAGAACGAGCGCGACAAGGCGAACGCCGAGCGTGACGAGGCCGAGGACGAGCGCGACGACGAGCGGGCCTACGTCCGTGCGCTCGAACGCGCCCTGACCAAGAACGACATCGAGCTGCCCGACCGCCCGGTGCGGGCCCGGACCTGAGGAGGACC